AACCTTTACCCATTACTGACCTCCTGTAGAAGTATCAGTTAGCTCTAAAGTCTCTGTTGTACCTGTTACGCCTGAAAGGGTAAACTCATATTCATACACAGAGCCTTGAAAGGTTACGGAATAGGGTGCAGCAAGGTCAACTGTACCGTCTGGTACGTCTTCAAAAAATGAAGAGCCTGGCTTGCGTGCGCGTACTACAAGTGTACCACCAGTTACGTCTGTAACATTTATAGCTAAATCGTGGTACCTGTCGTAAGGGTTGTCGTGCTTACGCTCGTACGTGCCGTTAGTAAAAGGGATGTTCAAGTTCATTGATAACCTCCAAAGAAGAAGCTCGACCGAAGCCGAGCTGTCTGGTTAGAAGTTGGTGTACTCACCGTTGTTCTTTTCGTACTCAAGGTACTCAACAACAACAGTAAAATCACCCACAGCAGTAGCTGCGCCGGTACTAGCCACTCGTAAAAATAGCTCGACGCCTGTGCTTGTGTCAAACTCACCTGTGAAAGTACCTTCTTTGCCTGCAGTAGTTAAATCCGCTGCGCTTAAGACTTCTGTACCTGTCTCAGTTGTGCCTAATGTACCTACGCAAGACGTAGCTGCATCAGACGCAGTGTTTACCATAACAAACGCATTTAAGATAATTGCATTGCTTGGTAAGTTAGCAAGTTTGTAATTAGCAGTAGCTGTGCCAAGCTCACCTTCGCCTGGGCTAGCAGCCTGTTTAAGGCGAGCAGCAAAAACGCTTACTCCTTTCTTTTGCGCGAGTTCGTTATCGCGCACTAATGATGTATGTGCCATGATTCACGCTCCTCTTAAAGTTCTGTATCAACAACGACAACGCCGTTATCAATGCCCGCGACTTTAGCTTGATTGTACTCTTTACCACTTTCAAGCTTATAACGCGCTTTACGAATTTCACACCAAACCTCAAGTGCAGATTCTGACTTAATAGCAAAGTCTTCAGACTCTTGGAATTTGTAGTCAGGTTGTTTACCCATAGCAAGCTGCATAGCACCTGCACCAAGGATAACCGCACGTGATTTAAGTGTAGCTGCATAGTCAAAACCTTCTTGACCTGTCCAAGCATCGTTATCAGCATCGTACTGGCGTAAACCAGAAATTTCAACGCTTGAGTCATCGATACCAAAACCTGCGCCAGAACCTTCAGTTTGACCGAAGAACGAAGGAGCTTCGATAATCATTAAGCAACCAACGCGACCAATAATGCCAGTAATGTTACGGTTACTAGGACCGCGAGTGTCGCCGTCTTTAATAACAGTTTGCCATCCAGCAGTATCTTTACGAAGTAAGTTAGCTTGATGTGAATCGATAATCATCAACCATACAGGCTGAAGACCGTTAGCAGTTGTTTCTACGCGGAAAGGAGTTAATGGAGCGCGTACGCCACCAGTAGTATAACCTTGCGAAGTTTTCAACGTCTTTTCAATGTCAAGAATAGTGTTGAAGTTGAAGGTTGAGCCAGTGTCGATAACGTGAGTAGCGTTTTGAGTTGACTCATCAAGTGTAGCAATTAAGCCTTGAGCCGAGTCAAATAGACCTTGGTCTTTCCAGCGAGTCCATAAGTCACCAAGCATTGTACGAGACTGAGAGTGTTCGTTAATACTTAGGTCACCAATGTTAACGCCGTCAAAGCGGTCACCGTTGTCAACAGGTAAACGATAACGCTCAACTGTTACTTTGTCAGAGAACTTACGTTTCTGCTCACCTTTACCATAGGCAGTGTTTTTGCCCTTGATTGCTTTACCAGATAGGTTACCGTCGTAATCAAATACTACAGTGTGACCTTCTTTTGAATTTTCATTATTGACTTGGAATACAACAGCATCTTTAGTAGAACCAGTCATAGGAGACCAGAACGAACGAGATGCAGCTTGAATTAAGCCTTCACGCATCCACTTACGACGTTCTAAATCCGAGCCAATCTTTACTACACCAGTAGGCATAATATTATCCTCGTTTAAGTTAAAATATAGGGTAATAAAGTAGGTACTTCCAAGCCGTATTGGAAACCTGCACGGTCTTAAGGCGACGCTAGAGACTAGGAAGTCGCCATTAAATTTTTACCGTCTACTTTATTATAGAGCGGAAATCAACAGTTGTACACTAAAAAATCTCTTTTTTATAGTCATCAGCCATTTGTTGCTCTACTGCAGCAGCTGACGGTTTGTCAGAACCTGGGTTATCGCTAAAGTTAGGGTCGCCAGGTGCAGGGTCTGCTTTAATTGCTTTAGGTTTATTAACGTATGTTTTAACCTCCTGTAAAAACTCTTCAAAAGTTATATTGCCTTGCTCAAGTTTCTTAGTGATACGTGGAGGTATATCATTATCAATAACCTCATCAGTAATCTGGAAGTCCGGGTTAGCTTCGTTAAAAGCTGCAAGCTGTTGCTCGCGTAGTTCAAGTTCGGTTAGCTGGTGTGCTTCTTTAGACACCTGACTAACTCGTTCACCAAACTTACCCGCTTCTTCTTGTTCTAGCGAATTCATCTTTTGACGCCACGCTTCAGGGTCTTGCGTACGAAGCTCTTCAAGTTCGGCTTTATCACCTACACTTAAAGTTTTCATATAGTCAGCGCGCCAGGCTTCTGACATTTTATCTTTTTCAGCGGCAAGTTTTTTATTTTCTTGACTTACACGTGTAAATGAAGCCTGTGTGTCACGGCGCTGTTTTTCTAATTTAGCTGCGTATAGCACAGACTCATCTGCCTCAACGCCTTCAGGCAATTGCATAGTGCCGTTGTCGTCGAACGTGGCTTTAGATACCAGCTCATTAACTTTTTGTGCGAATGAAGGAGTGTCAGCTTTATCTGAAGTACTCATGTTTGTTACCTCTTAGTTAGGTTGAAAAGTTTTTCTTATATAAATATACTAAAAATATTTCTCAATGTACAATTTTTTTGTTATAATATTTAATATATTACGATAGGAGCAAACAAATGGCTGTACATACTTTCTCGACTCAAAGTGTAAAGAAACCTGAAGACACACAACTAATTGAAGATATTAAAGAGTATTGCGACAAGCATAAACTAAACTTCAGCCAGATTGTAATAGCGCTGCTACGCGAAGAATTTACGGAGAAGTTAGATGGAAGATAAAATTAAATATAAAGTTATATCGCTGTTGGAGCAAGATACTCCACCTAGGGATATTTCAGACCAGCTTGACGTTAGTTATTCTTCCGTAATACGCGTTAGAGGAGAGTTGGAAAGAGCTAAAGAAAACGGAACTATATCGCAGCTTATTGACAGCGACAAACTATTGCTAGAGAAAGTAGGTGAAGAGCTGGGTTTACAAGAGTCCGCTGATACTTTAGCTAAAGGTATGGATGGCTTAGAAAGGCTTAGCACAGAACTACAGAAAACAGCCCTTATGCTTAACACTCGTATTAATTCACTGCTTATGGCTGTAGAACATCCATCAGAGCTTCAAGTATATGCGAGCGTATTGTGTGACTTGCAGAAAGCGTTTATTAATACTAATGCGGTACAAGTAAACGTACAGAATAATATAGGTAATGACAACGCGCCTAAGTATACGCAGTTTTTGAGTGACAAACCAGGAGGTCACTAATGAGCTTAGCTATTACAGAAGAGCAGTTTAATGAGTTATACCCAGATATGATGGGTTATTATGACTTCTTTAACGAGCCGCCACCTGCAGACATATCAAACGAAGAGTTTGAAACGCGGTACCTTAGCTCAAAGCTGTGGCGACTTAACAATTGCTATACTATTATAGGTAAAGACGGCAACCCATGTACGTTTAAAATGAATTACGCTCAGCATGTAGTATATGCACGTACGCGCCAACACCCAAGAATCGTAATATTAAAGTCACGACAGCAAGGTATATCAACATTTTGGCTAGTATCGTATTTCGATGACGCTGTATTCTGCCCGTTTTTAAACCTAGGTCTTATGGCACAAGGTACGGATGAGGCATCTACGCTACTGGAAAGAACGAAGTTTTTGTGGGACACGCTTGATGACAGTGTAAAGCAGTTTATAGGCGTTTCACTAGACAAAGATAACTCTAAACAGTTCTCATTTTCTAACAAATCCACTATATTTATTCGTGTATCGTTCCGTTCTACTACATTGCAGCGCTTACACGTGTCAGAATTTGGTAAAATAGCTAATCAATATCCTAAACGAGCTAAAGAAGTTAAAACAGGTACGCTACAGGCGCTAGGTAAAGGCCAAACGGGTGTTATTGAGTCAACAGCTGAAGGCAGAAACGCATTTAAGACAATGTGGGATGACTCAGTAGCAGCTTTAGAGTCAGGTCAAATGACACCTAAAGACTTTTATCCTATATTCTTATCCTGGCTTAACGACCCAGATTGTAATATTGAGGTTGACCAGACGGAAGACGCTGAAGCGACAAAGTATTTTGCAGAGCTTGAAGAAAAGCTAAACATTAAGCTCACGCGTACACAAAAGAACTTCTGGATAACGCAGCGAAGAGAGTTAGGCGGCGATATATTCCAAGAGTACCCAGCTACGCCTGAAGAGGCATTCACAGCATCGCGTGATGGTACATGGTACGCTAAGAGCTTTAACGAAAACGTAGTACGTGGCAAGAAGTGGCGACCTAATGTACACGACGCAAACTTACCGGTGGATGTGTATTTAGACTTAGGTGTGGATGACTACTTCGTACTTGTATTCAATCAGTGGCACCGCGGTGAGTGGCGTATAATTAAAGAGTACTTTAACAATGGCATGGGCTTAACACATTACTTAGATTACATAAAAGATTGTGGCTATGATGTAAGAGCTCTGCGTTTCCCGCACGATATAGAAGTAAGAGAATTAGGTAACTCAAGCAGTAGCGGCCACGCAAAAACACGTATGGACATAGTACGCGAATACAAACGGGAGCATGGGTTAAGCTGGAGACTCGACACGCTACCTAGACAGTCAATTGACCACGGTATAGAGTGCGTACGCCGCATACTACCTCATTTAGTTATGGATTCAAGCTGTGCTTACTTGCGTGAGTGCATGCTAAACTACTCGAAAGCCTGGGACGAAAAGCTACAAGTATGGTTGCCGCGTCCTGTACACGATGAATTCTCACATGGAGCAGACGCCATAAGACAAATCGCAGCTAACACAATCGAACTACTATCGCAGCACGAGTCAAAAGCAGAACGCTATGCTCGCGCCAATCAATCTAGACGCAGACAATCAGGGTATGATATATGACCATTAATCAAAGAGAGCTAATTGTAGCAGTAGACCCATACGGTAACATCGGAACTAAAGGTAGACTAGGTTTTGACGAGCCTAGAGACATGTCGTGGTTTAAGTGGTACACAACAGGTAAAACAGTAGTTGCAGGCAGAAAGACAGCAATGTCAATCGGATGGCATCCTCAACGTAACCCACAACCTCTACCTGGCCGTAAACTAATAGTATTATCACGTAAGAACGCCCGCCTCGAAGACGTCTTAATGCTAGACGAAAGCTTGTGCTTTATTGGCGGCGCTGAAATTTATGACCAAGTTTTACCGCATGTACACCGTGCAGTAGTGACTCACATTGAAACTATAATACACGACCCTGACTCGAAGTTTAATACGGGCTACTTAGTTAAACGCTTTGATAAGTGGGTAACCGTAGCTTCCTGGGAATCTGCACGTATTACCATATATGAACAAATCAAAAGATAGCACCATGAGAGGCACATAGGAAGTGCCTATTTTATTCGGGGCCTTGTAATAAATTTAATAAACATACTGAACATAGCAAGAAGAAAGGGCTGATAAGACATTTTAATAAATTTAATAAACATACTGAACATGGCCACAGCATAAACCTACACTTTCTGTCGACAAGTGCTAGCCCGGCTGGCCCCAGGGGCGTAGAGAAGTAAAGAAGTGTACACATCTGGAAGTACAGACGTCTAAACACTTACACACCTATACATATAAACATCTGAACACTTACACACCTAAACATATAGAAGTCTAGACACTTAGAAGTATAGAAGCTAAGACATACATAACTAAATAGTATATACTTATAACTAAACAATCTATAAAAAGTATTGACAAACTAATAATAACATGTTACACGCGTGCGCACATTAAATAAATAGTTGCTTATCAGTAAAACGAATTGATAGTGATTTATTAATCTGTTTAAACTGTTGTACTAAATTCAAATTAGTTACTATTATTTAATTATCAACTAAACAATATAAGTGAATAACAAAATGACTTTAAAAGACTTTGTAACAATAGCAAGAGCTCATCAAACAATTGTCTGTAAATTTACAGACAATGATGTAGTAGAGCAATCATTTGAACTAATGCGATATGCTTATAATAGCTTGTCTGCAGAAGACAAAGACATAGTAAATGTGCTTTGTGACGAAAGATTGACTGACTTACTTTAAATAATAGTTTACATTGCAGATAGTACTTAGTATAATGAGTGCTATCGACAATATTAACTAATACAAGTGAGTATTAACATGCAAATCAAAAAACAATTTGAAGAACTTTATGCAATCTTAGATGAAAATAAGAATCGTAAAGTAAGTACTATATTGCCTCAACTTATTGAGCTAATGTCTCGTAAGTCTGCAGGCGGTGCTAATGGTAAAACTTTCATTAAAAATGATGATGGCGAGGTAGTAGCGATATTCTGTTACTATCACAAGAAGTGGGAGTTATTGTCTGAAGTAGAGTTCGGCAAGAAAACTAATACAGCGAGTGGCTATAACACTATGTGTAAGGAAGGTGTGTCTGCTTGGACTAAAGCGAATCGTGCGAAGAAGAAAGCTGAGGATGATGTGTTAGCTAAAGTAATGGCGAAGCAACTCGCACCTGAAGACGTCGCTGACTATCTTGAAGACTTAGTGGCAGAATCTAAAGTAATTGTGCCTAGAGCTGATGGATTAGGCTTTGACACTCTTGAAGAAGTGATGCAACATATCTAAAGTAGTTGAGGCTGCTCTGATACCTTCAAAGTGGCCTACTTATTAGTATGTTTAATCTTTAAAATACATATAAAATCTTATAATACAAATTATATATAAAATATTTACCCTATATAAAATATATATTTACTTGAAAATTGTATTATAGGATTTTATATTATACTAAGAGCTTCTTTACAAACAGGTAAGCAATATTATGCAGTGCTATGCATTATACTAAGAGCTTCTTTACAAACAGGTAAGAGCAAAATGCTATACATTGCTATGCAAATGCTATACATTG